AAAATGATCCACAAATGCAAGCAAGTAATTTTGCTTTTAGCGGCATTGCAAACGTCAGCAAAAGTGGTGTTGCAGTTCCGATTATATTCGGGGAGAGGTTTGTTGGAAGTGTAATTGTGTCAAATGGTGTTGACACTGTTCAAGTAGATGGTACAGCCTAATGCCAATTCCAAGTTTTAATGAAAACCAAAGAATAACTAATCCAAAATTGCCAAAGGATCAACTAGGCAGTATCCAACGGCAAACAGTTGTCCATGTGCTTGGGGAAGGAGAGATCTCTGGTTTCCCCTCAGCTACAGGCAGTCATGGTTCAACAGAATATACAAATGGCAGCCTTAAAGACGTATTTCTTAATGGAACACAGGTTTTACAGCAATCGGCAAGCAATACAAATCCAGCCTTAAGTGATTTTAATTTTTCTGATGTTAATTTTGAGTCAAGGTTAGGAACAGCAAACCAAACACATATTGCTGGTATTTCAGATATTGAAACAGAAACAACAGTAGGTGTCGCTGTAACTAATGGAACACCAGTATCAAGGTCAATAAGTAATTCTAATATCAACGCTGTAAGGGTAACTGTTGGTTTTAACGCTTTACAAAAATTTGAAGATAATGGAGATATTTCTGGAACTTCAGTTGATATAAGAATACAGATTATTCAAAATAATGGAACTACAACCACACCGATTGACGATAGAATTACAGGAAAGACAGCTAGTGCATATTTTAGAGATTACAGAATAAATATTCCATCTGGTTTTTCTTTTCCCATAACAGTAAGAGTTATTAGAGATACAGCAGATAGTAGTGTCACAACCTTACAGAATGGCACAGTATTTTCATCATTCACAGAAATTATAGACAAGCAAAACGCATATCCAAACACTGCTCATGTTGCTTTGAGAGTAGATGCTGAACAGTTTCCACAGATGCCTAGAGCCATGTTTCGGGTGCGTGGAGTCAAGATAAAAATTCCCCACAATTCAACTGTAAGGTCAGATGGAAGTTTGTCTTTTAGCGGAGTATTCAATGGCACTTTGAAAACAAATAAAGAATATTGTAACTGTCCAGCTTGGGTACTTTACGATCTTTTGACAAATGAAAGATATGGATTTGGCGATCATATATCAGAAAGTCAACTTGATAAGTTTGCTTTTTACTCTGCCTCTGTTTATAACAATGAGTTAATTTCAAACAATGAGGGAGGCACTCAGCCTCGTTTTAGCTGTAATGCAGTAATCCAAAATCAACAGGACGCATATAAGCTCGTAGGAGAGCTTTGTAGTGTGATGAGGGTTCAAGCATACTATCAAGCTGGGTCAATAACTATAACCCAAGATAGACCGACAGATCCTAGTTATCTTTTTAATCTTGCAAATGTTTTGCCTGACGGATTTAGCTATACAAACACATCTAAACGTATCAAATATACAGTCATAAATGTTCAGTTTTTTGATATGGAGACTCAAGAGTTTGATTATGAAACTGTAGAAGATACGGCACTACAGGCTAAATTTGGGTTTGTTGTTAAAAATATTCGGGCATTTGCAGTTACATCTAGGGGAATGGCACATAGACTCGGAAAGTGGTTTTTGTACACACAGGCAAATGAAGGTGAGGTTGTTTCTTTTACTACAACTCTTGAGGCTGGTACTTTAGTAAGAGTCGGTGCTGTGATAAAAGTTTCAGACCCTGTAAGGGCTGGAGTTAGAAGAGGAGGTCGGATCAGCAGTGCAACAACTACACAAATAATTGTTGATGATGCGACTGCGGCAACAGATTTAGATGCAAACAATAATCCTGTATTATCAGTAGTTTTACCTGATGGGACAGTTGAAAGTAAAACTGTTTCTAGTATCTCAGGAGCAGAGATTAATCTTTCAAGTGCTTTAAGTGTTGCACCAAATTCAAACTCTGTATGGATCTTGGAAAATGATACTGTTGAGACTCAATTATTTAGAGTTGTCGGGGTTACAGAAGTAAGTGCCTTAACATATCAAATTACTGCTGTATTTCATAACACTGGTAAATATGCTTTTGTTGAAGATGGCACAACTTTGCCAAGTCGAACAATAACAACACTTACTGACAGAAAAAATGCTCCATCGAACTTGTCAGCAACTGAAAAAATTGTTGTTGTTAATAATAGAGCTATCAGTAAGGTGTTTCTTAACTGGCAAGCAGTAGCTGGGGTACAAGAATATCGTGTTCAATACAGATTTAATAATGGAAACTTTACAACTACAACTGTAAGCAAGACAGATTTTGAAATTTTTAACAGTGAACAAGGAACTTACGAAATAAGAGTTTTTAGTTATAACGCCTTAAGACAACCATCAACTAATCCATCTATCATTTCAATCGTTACTGTCGGCAAAACTGCGTTGCCAGCAAATGTACAAAATTTAAGAATCGAACCAGTAAGTCCAAAATTAATTCGTCTTAGATGGGATGCATCAGTAGATACAGATGTGGTACATGGAGGATTTTGTCGAATACGTCATAGCCCTAAAACCGACGGTTCTGGTACTTTTCAAAATGCCACTGACATTGATAAATTGGCTGGAAATAGCACACAAATTACTGTTCCATACATTGAGGGGGAATATTTGGTTCGCTTTGATGATGACGGCGGCAGAGTAAGCAATAGTTCGGCTTCAATAATTATTGATTTACCAGATTCACTAGGAGCTTTAACGGCACAAACAAGACGAGAAGATAACGACTCACCAAAATTTCAAGGTGCAAAGACTAATGTTACTTTTGATTCTTCTGTTAACTCATTAAAACTCACAGACCCAGCTACAAATGCCACAGGAGAATATGCTTTTAACGAGGTTTTGGATTTGGGCGGTGTATTTAGTTTAGATTTAAAAAGGCATATACAAACTGAAAGTTTTTATTCAGGCAGTTTATTTGATTCTAGAACAGCTTTAATAGATACTTGGACTGATTTTGACGGTGGACAAGCCACAGCAACAAACTGTGAAATGCTTGTGGCAATGACCCAAGATAATCCCTCTAGCTCACCAACATTTACGGCATTTCAAACTTTTGTAAATGGTACATATAAAGGTAGAGGTTTCAAATTTAAAGTAATTTTAAGTACAACTGACCCAGCCCAAAATATAAAAGTTTCAGAGTTAGGTTATACCGCAACGTTTCAAAGAAGAACTGAACAAAGTGCAACAGCGATTGCATCTACAGCAGGGGTCAAAAATATAACATTTTCTAGCCCATTTTTTACAGGAACGAGTGCTTTGTTAGGTGCAAACAGCAACTTGCCATCAATAGGAATTACAGCAACTGACAATATTACTAGCGGTGATTATTTCCAAGTTACAAATATTTCTTCAACTGGTTTTTCAGTCCATTTCAAAGACTCATCAAATGCAAGTATAAATAGAAATTTTAACTTTTCTGCGGTAGGATTTGGAAAAGGTGTTTAATTAATGGCAAGAACGGATACAACTGGCGGCAATGGGTATGTCATAGATAATGGCACAGGAGCGCAAGTCCGCACAAAATTAAATCAAATAACAGCAGCTATAAATTCTCTTAACAGTGGTTCTGGTGATCCGTCAATAAATACAGCTTTTCAACCTCATATTGATACAAGTACAAGTTTATTCCGTATAAGAAATGCCGCTAATAATGCGTATATCACCTTGGGAAATATTAGTCAGGAAAATTTTGGTCATGCTGATTTAACAGGTGCAACATTTACTGGCCCAATAATTAATAACTACACATCAGCCTTAAGATTACCCGTTGGAACGACAGCCCAAAGACCAGGTAGCCCTGCTGCTGGTGACATAAGATTTAACTCAACTACAACTGAAGCAGAGATTTATAATGGTACTATATTTACAGCCGTTGGCGGTGGTGCAGGTGCAACTGGTGGTGGTAATGATCAATGGGTGTTTGAGAACGATCAAACAGTTACTCAAGACTATGAAATCACTACCAATAAAGATCGGAAGAGCGTCGTGTAGGGAAAGAGTGTTGAGCTGTGTGTAG